TAGTCGTTGGCAAATACAAGCTGACGGCTTAAGACCAACATTGCTATGAACAGAAAAAAGAAAAACAGCCCTAAGCAAGGCAAAATAATACAAGGTGGAATGCTCGTTTCACAAGGGATGAGACAGCCAGACATCGTGCTACAGATGCCTGAGATATTCATGTTTGACATGAATGCGTATATGCAATCTGTTAAGGCTGCAAAGGGAATAGACTTCTCCAATAGAGCACGTCTGTACGATATGTATGACAGTGCTTCTCTTGACCTTCACCTGTCTGGAGTCATTGCAAAACGTATGCGAGGTGTTACGAAGATTCCTATTGAGTTTAGAAGAAATGGTGTACCTGATGACGAAATCAACAAGCAGATAAAATCACCTTGGTTCAAACAGCTGAGGAAAGACCTTGTTATGTCAGAGTTCTGGGGCTTCACACTTGTACAGTTCTATCTCAATGATGAAGGTAATATCCGTTATGACCTTATCAATCGTAAGCACTATGATCCTATACATCGTAAGCTGCTCAAGTATCAAGGTTCAATGGATGGCGTGCCTATTGATGACTTCCCTGATATGCTTTTCGTTGGGAGCGAACGTGACCTTGGTATTTATGCAGAACTTCTGCCTGCTGTACTCTATAAGCGAGGTGATATGTCAGACTGGGCACAGTTCTGTAACATCTTTGGTATGCCAATTCGTGAGTACACTTACGATGCTGGAGACGAGGACGCACGCCGTCGTGTCATCGCTGATGCACGCCGACAGGGTGCGAACGCGGCATACATCCATCCAAAAGAAAGCGAGCTGAAACTTGTAGAGGCTGGTAACAAGACTGGTTCCAGCGACCTTTATAGAGCTTTTGCTGAGTACTGGGACTCAAAGATGTCTATACGTGTGCTGGGAAACACGCTCACCACAGACGCTAAGTCAACTGGTACGCAGGCTCTCGGTTCTGTGCACAAGGAGGAAGAGGACGAGATGAACTCTGATGATCGTGATTTCATTCTTGATATTCTCAATTATGATATGCGACCTGTTTTCGCCTCACTTGGCTTCAATGTGGAAGGTGGTGAGTTCGTCTATGCGAAGAAAGACAAGATTAACCCAGCTCAACAGATAGACATCGTTCAGAAGCTGTCATCAATGGGTCTTCCGATTGATGACGACTACCTCTATGAAACATTCTGTGTAGCGAAGCCTGACAACTACAAACAGCTGAAGGAGGAGAAAGAGGCTGCAAAGGCTGCATTCAGAGAGCAACTTGATTTGCAGGGTAATGATGATAACAAAAAGAAGCAAGACAAAAACACTGATAAAACAGCGTTCAAACAGCATTTGAAAAGTTTTTTCGGACTCGCCCCAGACAAAGGGGCGAACTGATGATTGATACGCTCTATTATGGTGAACATTGCTCTTGCTCTGGTCATAGTCATTTCCACAACGAAAGCCCAGCTATCTCGTTTAATGTTGTGCAGGCTTTTCTACAAAGAATCCATAACAAGCCTGAATTAGCTGAAAGCATTGAGCCTGGATTATGGTCGGCTGTTGTTAAAGTTATCAACGAGGCGACTGTGGAGGGACTTACACAGAGCAATACCACAAGTACACATGATGAGGAGTTTTATCGCGCCCTGCGCCATTCTAATGAGGTCTTTGCTGCGTTCAAAGTACATTCGTTGGCTGGAGAGGTTGCTAAGAACCTGCTGGACAGTGACGGTAAGCTGAAACCCTTCAGTCAATGGGTAGATGATGTAAAGGGAATCACCTCGCATCACGTCGGTGCGTGGCTTCGTACAGAGTATGACACTGCTGTTATCCGTGCGCACAACGCTGCAGACTGGCGTGAGTTTGAACGGAACAAGGATATACTGCCTAACTTGCGATGGATGCCAACAACATCACCAAGCCCTGAAGGGAGTCATCGTAACTATTGGATGGCAAAACTTACCCTGCCTATTGATGATCCTTTCTGGAACGATCATCACCCCGGTGACAGATGGAACTGTAAGTGTTCCCTTGAAGCTACTGACGACCCTGTAAATCGTCCTGCTGATATGAACACCCCTCTGCCACAAAAAGGACTTGAAAACAACCCTGGTAAAGATGGACATACATTCAACGACACTCATCCGTATTTCCCTGATAAGTGTAGTCAATGTTCTTTTTATAAGCCTGGCATAAAAGGGCGTCTTACGACCCTCTTCATGAATAGGAAGAAGGATTGTTATAATTGTCCTTATATAGATGCTGCCATTCCATCTGAACAAAGAGAACAGAGACGAAATGAATATCTTGAATATAAAGATAACCCTTTATATAAAGATGTGGAGTTTGATGCCAAGAGTTCTGGACTTAAAGCGACACATATTGAGCATAGCTTTGATAAGAAAAAAGGATGGTATGAGACAACTGTTCAAGAGGTTGGCTTTCAGAATGGGCATAAAGTAGTTTTGGAAAAGGAGGATCATACTGTATTATTTAAGAAGAATACAGAAGGAACTTGGGATAATATGTTGTTTGAAATTGCTGGTGCAGAAACGGGTACTTCAAATAACATTAGACAAGCTTTGAAACATTGTGCATCGAAGCCTAATACAGAAGTCGCAGTATTGCTATTCCCAAATGATAATTTTAATTATTCCATCTTTGAAGAAGGATATAATAAATTTTATGGACTGAGAGGAACTTCACAATATCGAAAGTTTAAAGTGATATATTGTCTCAATAAAAAGGGAATATTGCTAACAAAAAAACCAGAGTAAACACTCTGGCTGGAATGGAGGACGTGTCCTAATAGGGATTAAACGCTCCCTCCACACCACAAATGTAGATATTTATTTTCATTCCACAAAATAAAAAACGAGGAAAATTATATTATGGATGCAAAAGAAATAGAAAGGCGTATCTCACGTGTCAAAGACGAGATACAAAAGGAGGTGACGGATAGACTTCCTCGAAAGGTTGGTGTCGTGGCTGCAAACCACTTCAAGCAGAACTTCCGAGATGGTGGCTTCACGGATGGAGGAGTTCACCAATGGAAACGTACGAAACGACAGAACGGTAATACGACGGACGCAAAGTACTCTCCTCTTACCTCTCGACGCAATCATCTTATGCGTTCAATACAGAGTGAAGCATCACCTGGGCAAGTTACAATATCCAATCCTGTACCTTACGCAGCTGTTCACAATGAAGGCGGTACTATTAATACGCATCCAACTATTACAAAGCGTATGCGGCGTATGGCATGGGCTAAGGTGTATGCACTATCAGGCGTGAAAGGCAAAGGGAAACTTCCAAAAGACTTACCTTCTGGAGCAAAGATGTGGAAGGCTCTCGCGCTCACGAAAAAGACAAAGCTTAATATCACTGCACGCATTCCACGACGTCAGTTCATTGGTGATAGCCGTGAGTTGACAACAAAGATTAACAAGATGCTTGATGAGAGCTTAGAGAAAATTAAAGAACTTGTAAGTAGAACATAAATATGGAACAGACACTCTGCCAACTGATAGACTTTCTTAAAGAGAAAATGCCGTCGCTTTCCGTCATTGACGAAGACTACGGGCAACTTGAAAATATAGAGGACGAGGATACTGATATGTATCCGCTAACGTTCCCTGCAGTACTTATAGAAGAGGCGCAGACAGAATGGAGCGATATAGGAATGCTTGCACAGAAAGGAACTTGTAGGCTTCGCATCCGTCTTATCATAGACTGCTATGATGACACTCACGCAACGAGTGGAACCACACAGGCTGTCAGAGAGCGTAATGAAATGCGACACCGGTTGCACCAGCTACTACAGGGAACCTGTCTTGGCACTGATGCTCCTTTGATACGCAAGTCTTCCAAGTTCTTTACTTGGAAACACGGAATAAAAGTGTATGAAATGATGTACGAGTGTACGGTGTCAGAAATGGTTAAGGAAACAAGGATGGTTCAGAAGCCTTCTTTACGTGTGAAGGTGTAACACGAAAGCCTGTGAAGAGCGGTGCTTTCATCTGCTTGCCATCTACTGTTTCGCCACGTTTAATCATATCACGAATGATATGCAGCACACGGCTTTCAGACAGATAAAATTCTTCATTGGAAAGTATGCGGATAGTATCATCGAAACGGAGGCGTCGTTCCTCTGTCCAGTAGAAGTAACGCTCAAATAACCTTCTGTTGCGTGCTTCTATCAGTTTACTATCTCTTCCTTTACTCATATCTGCAAAATTAACAAATAATCATCTTATTTGCAAGTCTTTACACCTTTTTATCTGCTTATTACAAATAAAAACCGCCCAAATGTGTGTTCGTACACACTAATGGACGGTTTTATTCTTAAACAGGAGTTAGTTAATGATTTTTGTCTGTTACAACCTACAGAAGCTTGGTTCTACGCGTTCCCAGACATTGGTCTTTGGATTCTTCTGATAGAAGTAGTAGTTGATAGCGTTCTTCTGGACGACATTTGCCTCCTTGAAAAGTGTCATAATCTCTGAATACTCACTATCGAACTTATCCTCCAACTCATACAGCTTAGAGATACTCTTGTAGTCGAGGTCGCCAGCCTTATTGCGTTCAAGCAGCGTCATTGCCATCTGATACATTGGATCGTCCGAACCTTTCTCGCTTTGCTTCATATAACGCTTGAGGTAGTCGATTAGACGCTCTGCAGCAAGGTCTGCACGCTCGTCAAATCCTTTCACTTTATTACTTGAGATCTCAAGGCGAAAATCGCCGTCAGTAATCGTGTAGCTTCGCTGGTCTGTCTTGCGGACCTGACCATAATCACGCATCACACTTACAAAGCTCTCAACTTCACCCTGTAGCCAGTCGTGAAATCCACGCACGTCAGTCACGATACGTGTTAAGCGTTGCCACACATCGTGCATCATCTCCGCACGTAGCCCCTCGTAGGTCTCACGGCGTTCAATGCGACTCTGCTTTTCTTCGTTCTGTAACTCAGCAAGTAGCTTCGCACGCTCTTCCTTGCTCAAATTCTTAATGTTTACCATATTATTCTGTTTTTTGTTTTCGGATGATCATTCTCATTTTTGTGTTCAAAGCATTGAGATCATCCGCTGTCAACGCTCTAAATGTTTTTCCTGCTATACGTGGGTCTTTACAGAAAGCATCCACACGGTTCCAGTCTGTTGTGTCTATTCCGTATATCTGCAGCTGATGTAGAACTCCGCTACGTGCCTTGCGTAGGATATCGTATTGCTTACGTCTTCGCTCGTCATATCCTGTAATATCCTCCATCTGTCTACACATAGTATCATACTCTTTATCTAACATCTGATGAAGGTGTACTGTTCTTTTTTGTGTGAACTGATAGACCAGCGTTTCCTTGTCAGCACCAGGCATCTTCTTTAACAGGGTATAAAACCTTGCGTAGTTCCTGTTTGCTCCCATAGCTTTTCCTCCTTCCAATCTTTATATGCTTTACGACCAGAAGCAACAGCCTCTGTAAGATCATCGCTAAGGTCACTTTCACCAAACAATGGTATGCCGTGCACACATACATAGAGTTCGCCGTTGAACTCCATCACCTGCACGGCTTCACGTGCCTCTGCATCGAGCCGTGCCTGTCGTTTATTTTCTATACGATCAGCACGCTGTTCGTGCCATACTTGCAATCTGCGTTTGATTTTGTCTAAAAATGTAGTCATATCTTCTATTGCTTTTGAATATAATATATTTGAATAGTCTTTTTATTTCGTTTAATGTGTAACTCTGTCTGACCACCCTCTATCATAAGGTAGGACGTGATTCTACTTCTTACCGTTATGTCTCTACGATCATAGAGTTTATAGATAAACCAATCAACAAAGTCTTTCAACTCCCTCCATCCTTTCTCGCTGTTTTCTATTCCTCGCAAAGAGTAGCCTTGATTGATAGCTCTTTGCAGTTTTAACAGCCATTCAGGCTTATCGGTTGGTGTTATCGAATGTGATAGTAACCTTTCCATAGTTGTTTATTCTGAAGCCTTCCACTCAACTCTAATCACAGCATCAAGCTTACCACTGCCTCTACAGATTGGGCACTCTTTCTTATACCGCTCTTGCCAATCATCCTCCAGCCAGCGATATCCGTTCCCTTGACAGTAGGGACAAATGTGCCCTTGGCTCTCGACTTGGTCTGTCATCTTACCACCTGGACTCATCAATCCGGGACTAATCTCAATAAATCGTTTTTCCTTACTCATAGTTTTATTGTAACTCTAATTGAACATTAAAATGATACTCTCTGCACAGCCGTTTCACCTGTACTACATCGAATGGCTCTCTGTCAAAAGCGAAGAAGATTGTGCGTTCTCGTGTAAGTACTCTCACTCCTTTCTTCCGTAGCTTGTACAATAGGTTGTCTCGCTTGTTTGCCATAACCTTTACTCTTTTGTTTCGCCCCAGTATATATCTGCTCGCTCTTTCCATATCGTGTAATAGCCAAGATTGCCAAAATAGCGTCCCTTACTGATTGCTCTGTAACCTTCCACCCATATCTTCAGTGCTGCATCAAACATAACACTCACTGCCGTGCGACCTGAAGGCTTGTTGCCGTCTGCCTGACTGATAAAAATGAGCAGCTTATCACGATGGCGAGCCTTGAATTCCTGATAGTCCTTAAAACTCATCTGTGTGTACTGAAAACTATCAATGACCACTATGTCTGGGCTTTTGCGTTTCTTAAGGCGTGCATCAAGATCTTCCATACTTTCGCTAATAAGGATAAACCTCCGTGCAACGTCTTGCATACCTGCTTTCATAATTGCATTCTTCATTGTCAGAGAGAAACCTTCCTCTAAGGAGTTATAAGCAACCCTTCCATACTTGGCTAATTCTTTGCAGAGTTTCATTGTAAAACTGGTCTTACCGCTTCCACTTCGTCCCCAAATGAACCATACGCCTCCTCGCTCTGGTGCTCCGAAGGCATCTGCCCAGTCGCCTTCAAATGGATAGGTCTCTTTCTTCATACGTAGCATATCGGTTACTGACATTGCTCTATTCATTATTTTGAGGTTTGAACGTTATTTGAATGGTGTTTTACCGCTGTTTGAGCAGCCATAAGCTTCACTCTATGAATACTCTTCTTCACACGGCGTAGGTCAAACTCGTATTCTTCAGAGTCTCTCACTACTTCTGATATACGTGCTTTATCCGTTACGCCATTTGCCATACAAACTGCATAGACATCGTGAGCACCTGTACGTTCAAGCTCAAAGAATTTGCGACCGATACGTGAATGAATCTCGTTGTATCCACACTTGTTGTATCTCAGTCCCATTGTCATACGTCGCTTGATATAGCTTGTAGAGAAGAAGACGATACCACACTTATCCTCTAATCTGTTATACAAGTCGATGAAGTAATGAAATACACGCTCTGGTAATTTGTCTGCCTCGTCAAAAAGAAGCAGCGGTGCTTTCATCTGGATAAGGTCATCAATGATGCGGTCGAGCAGCTCTCTGATGCTGTAACCTTCTGTCTTCTGACCGATACGGCGTGCTATCTCACGAATGAAGTCGCTCTTCTTCATATCTTCTGAACAGAGAATATAAAACACCTCGCCATGCTCACTTGCATACAGCTTAGCTGTGGTTGTCTTTCCGCATCCAGCTTCACCAACTACCCACGTAACGTTCTTGACAGTCTGGGCATCGTTCATAGCGAACACCATTTCCTGATAGGCTTTCGTTTCCACCACCTGCCAATCTGTTCCTGCCGTTGTGCCTAACTGCGATGCAAGGTTGCGCCACATATCATCAGATATATTTTCCCATTTACCCTGCAATATGCTGCTCACTGTTGCACTACTTGTTCCTGTAAGGCTCTGTGCAGCCTTGTTCTGACTTGGGTACTTGCTGACGTATTGTCGCAATCTCTCCTGTATCTGTCCTTTCTCGTTCTTTGTTAGTTTCATATTGTTGTTGTTCTTTTATTTATTGTTCCTGTCAGTGAGGCATTGCCTCGCTACTTATAATTACCTTATCACTTTCAGTGCATAAGTGACCCACTTTTGATGCATAAATGACCCACTTTTGATGCGTAAGTGAATGACTTATCATCGGTTTTATTTTGTCCCTGTCAGTGAGGCATTGCCTCGCTGCTTATAATTTCCCAGCTACCGAAGCCATATCAACCACAGCCGTCTCAACCTCCGCCCAGTCTTCAAGGCTTATCTGCTTCGTCTTCCGTCCTATCTTATACTCTTCAGGCGACTTGCTATAGATGCCTGTACGACGTTCAATCTGTCTGCGCTCGGCTGCTGTCATTCCCTTAGGCTTTGGACTACGTAATCCGTGCTGTTCTGGCATTACGCCGTGAGCCTTTTCAATCTCACGTCCAGCAACGGTACGCTCAATGCGGTCAGTGGTATTAGCTGCCTGTTCTTGTCTGATGAATGCAGCCTCGCCTTCTGTCTGCTCTTGTATCGCACGATGGATAACAACATAAGGTTCTGCTACTCGTTCAAATCGCAGACACCCGTCAGCCTCTTTCTTATAGAGTCGGATACTTCCGAAGTCGTAAGGATCATACTTAACAACGAACCGCTCGTAAGTGTGCTGCCTGCGCCACTCGTGGTCTGGCATACCAGGTTCGCTCATCACTTCGTATTGTCGCTTCTCTTTCTTAATAGTAACACTGATACCTTGATCGGTGAAGGTACTCATACGCTTAGCCGTTACCCAGAACATATCCACCATATCGTGTGCCGTAACCTGCTGCGTTTCCTCATTCACGCTGCTGTCGTAGGCTTCCTGTCTACTCTTGCCGTATGCAGGGTGCGCCATTTCGTTCCACTCCTTAGTAGCCTTTGCGTAAGCATCTTTCAGTTCCTCAAGCGTATAGAGTGAGTCCTTGTTTTCCTCAATAAATTCAAGGTTCGGACGGCTTGACATCTTCTTTGCCGTAATGTTCTGACCTGTGAAACGCCAATCCTTATGCAGCACTTGTTGTTGGAACCGACCGAACACCGCCTCAATAGTCTTCGATTCGCCGTTATAAGGTTGCGTGGTGCGGTGCACGTGGCAAAGCTTCTTAAACAGTCCGTCGGCATCAAGTTTCTTATGCCCACCTTGGTTGTCGTGAACAATCTCGTAAGGCTTGTACTTGCTGGTCTGAATTGCCATGCGATATGCGTGATATTGCGCTTCGTAGTCCTCCGTATCGCTGATATGCCAGCCAAGCATCACCTCACTCATCGCATCAATGACTACATAGACCTGCGTGGTGCGTACCTTACCAGCATCATCCTTATAATATAGGTTCAGCTTCGTGCCGTCACCATACCATAGCGCATCACGCTTCGTTGGCAATGCCGTCCGGTGCTTGCGTCCGAACTTCTGTCGTGCTGCCTGCTCACCATGTACAGCATCATACCATAGTGGCATAATCGCAGCACTATTCAGCCATCGCTTCATACCGCTAAGGCTCTTTAGGGGCTTCCAGCCGTTTGTTTCTGCCTGGCGGTTTGCCTCTTCAAAGAGCTGCGCATCGGTGTAGACTGGAACTCTGCAACGCTTCAGTGCGATGAGTAGCTGTCCGAACTCGTCTGTAATCTTCTGCGTGTTCTTATTTCCGACCTTACCGCTGATAAGGCTCTTGTAGCCGTCAGCCTTGAAAGCCTTAATCTTTGCCTTCAGTCGTGCTTCATTCTGTGGAAGGGTGTGCTGATACTCTTCGC